TTTCTTCTTCAGCTTCTGCTAATGTTTTCTGAATATCAGCCTGTGCCTGTTGTATCTGCAACTGTGTACCCATTTGTTGCATTTGTTGCATCTCAGGATTAGGTTGATTGCCCGCCATTAGTTGTTGAACTATCTGGTCTCTATTATGAATTGAAGAGTTTTGGAATAATGCCAATAAAATAACATTAAACGCAGGAGAATCTTTAGGTATAGACTGTAACATCTGTACCATTTGTGTCATCTCTAACTCTTTAGCCATAATTCCCATTGTAGAATAAGGTATAAACTTGTAATCATTAACAGGATACCTTTCTACATCGAACTGTATCTTTCTCCACATTGATTTATTAATCATTGGAATTAAGAATGTGTTCTGGAAGTTCATTAATGTACGTTTCTGTCTTTTAATAGAAGCAGATTGCATCATTGACATACCAGAAGAGGTTGCTCTATCCGCAGTTCCCATGTCTGCTGAACCTGTACCCATCTGAATCATGTTTTGAAGTGAGGCGACCTGATTAAAAGTAGAAGGGTCTGTGGTTCCCATGTCTAGTGGCATTAATGCCGCCCTTGGGTCTCCATTTGTTAGTATAGTTTTACCGGGTCTAACCTCAAACTTGACTCCACGAGGCAGTCGTGTTGCGTCTGCTGCCATCATAGGTGTTGTTGTTAAAGCAAGAGAGTCTATTCTTGCTCTCATTTCGGTATCTAGTGCTTTTTGAGGGTTATATCCTTTCTCACATACCCCTCTACCCCAGAATTTGTTAGGTACAATATCATGTTGATACGATATGAATGGTCTATCAACCATCATAAACGCATTTTCTTCTGCTCTTAGAATATACTCATCATTAACTAAGGTAACTACAGCCTCAACAAGCTCGTCCTTTTTAGTATATTCAAAATCATCTTTGTCTATCTTAGGTTTTAAGAACCTCTTAGGTACTAAACCCCAATATTCTGTTATCTTAACGGAGTCTGACTCATCTGCCATCTTAGTGTCAGGGTCAAAACCAAACTTGATTGTGTCATAATCACCATCTAAAGGAACATCTCTGTATATCCCACTCTTAATACCCTCTACAACATGGTATCTAGGTTTGATTACTTCATGTGCGACACCTAAAGCCTCATCAATAGTGTTAGCTGAAGGGTCAATTAGAAATTCTTTAGGGGAAATAGGTTCTACTTTGACATCTATAACCGGATATTCAGTTAATGTCCTAGTAGTAGTCATAGTACCCTCTACAGGTTGCTCTGTTGGAGAGCGTTCTATGTTCTGCTCGACTACAATTTTTCCAATACCAGTACCGTATATAGCACCATTAAGGAAAATCTCACAAACAGCGTCTTTGACACCAGTCTTTTCTAAGTCTTCTTGTAGTAGGTTGCGTACATACTCTACATCTGATGGGTCTTGGTCCAACATATCGTCTTGAATGTCAAACCATTTACCTCTTCCAAAGCTAGCCTCTTCTAATTCAGCAACACTTGCTTCTACAGCTTGTTGAAGAGCTGGAGATATAATTCTTGACTTCTCAGCCTTGCGTAATTTATCTGAATCCGCCCAAATACCTCTCCAAAGTCTATAATACTCATCCCATTTCTGGACATGGTTCATATCTCTGTGAGAACGCCACCCATCTAAGCGATAGGTCAACCATGAGGCTAATGCTTGGTACTTTGTCTCTTTACTATCGAACATAAGTGTTTGATTTCCCTCGGTTTTTTTGGATTATATCATACAAAAAAAATATATGTCAACTATTATTGATTTTTTTATTAAAATTAGTAGCCAGCCACCACATCATCAGGTTCCCAGTCTTCATTTAGTTCAATACTGTGGGCGAAATCAGCCACACTTACTTGGTCGATATAGGCAAGAGCATCGAGCATGTCGTCATGTGACAACCTATTAGGAAAATCAAGGAGCTGTGAGACAAAAGGCTTCCAATCTCTATCTTCATTAAAAGAAATTTGCCCATGTTCCATTCTTCCTTGTAAAGACCAAGTAATTCGCTCGGTTTTTTTCTTACCACCATGCCTCATCTCCACAGTAGAGAAGTATTTTCCCTCTGTTCTCATTTCATCTTCAAGATAGGGTAATATAGCGTTTCTAAGGGAGCCGGTTTCAATACCAACTGTAGATGATTCACTATCAACAGTAGCTTTTAAGATTTTTCTGGCGGTTTCTTTAATATTCCATCTACCGTGTAGTATATCTTTTACCCACCACTTGTCTCTATCTATCTTAACAATAGCAATAGCTGTTTCGTCTAATCTACTTCGCTTTAAATTTCTTTCTTTCTCTATTGCTTCAAATCCAGCTGGGTCAATAGCAATAACATAGCTTCCTTCCTCTGGTTCTTCTTTAGTTTTGAACCATTCCTCTTTAAATATACCACCTGAGAAGGTTTCAAAGGATGCTTCAAACTCTTGTCTAAAGGCCATTGAAGACATTGAGTCTCTAGCTGCCTCTATTTCATCAGCGGGTATGAATGGGTTGTCTGTAGAGTTAAATTGCCACGCTTCCCAATTATCGTTTGTTAATGCGTCTGTGTATAAATCATAAAAGTGGTTCTTTCCCGCTGGAGTCCCTATAAATAACGCCTCTCCTTTTACATCAGCAAGAGTTGGTCTAATTATTTGCTCCCATACGACAGGTTTCATACTTGCGTACTCATCTAGCACAACATAAGCAAGTCCCACACCTCTTAAAGTATCTGGTCGGTCACTTCCTTTTAGATATATCTTTCTTCCGTTGATTAAAGTTAATACTGCTGTGTTCTCGTGGGCGGCTAAAATCAAATCCTGACCAAGCTCTTTTAACATTCCCCACATAATGTCTTTTGATTGTTGAAAAGTTGGGCCTATGTAGAAAACATCCTTCTCTTCTGACTGTAGGGCTTTTATTAATAAAATCCAAGCAGCCAATCTAGACTTACCAAACCTTCTGCCCGCAGCAACAATCTTAAATCTTTTTTCAGAATTAAATATATCTAATTGTGCTGGGTGTAAATCTACATTCAGTTCAGCCATTACTTATCTAATGTATTAGGTTACTCTTACCACTTATATCTACCTCTTCAATCTCGTAATCCCCATTATCTAATAGTTCACTTATAGTTATATCTACAGCATCTGGTTCTAAATCTTCCATTTGGCCGATTATCATTAAGGCGACTACATACCTTTTCTTTAGTTGTTCTTTTGTTAATCTCATAAAGTCTCCCCCACCTCTATAATAACCTCATCATCTGATTTTGTTACAGGGTTTATTAGTTTTTCTGGGGAAGTTGCCGCTATCCTAGCCTTTATAGCATCTGAAGCACCAACATTAATTATAATCTGTGAGTCTTGTTTAGCTCTATTAGGGTCAACCGCTTTATGAACAGGTAATATTCTATCAATACACATCTTCATGCAATGAACATCTCCTTCCATAGCTTTATCAATTACCTTCTGTACTACAGCAGCACCTTGCTCCGACATCATCTGTCGGGCTAACGCAGTATATCTATTAACTGAACCTTTAGGCCTCCCATTCGGGTTCAATGGTTTCATGCCTTTTTTAAATTCTGGGTTTCCCTTCTTGCTCATGGGATTATATTATAACAGAAAGATTGACAAATGCAAAAAAATCAGCTAAAATCAATTATGTCTTATGTCCTACACTAGAACAGAGTATTTATCTTCTAGGTATGACTTATCTTTCCTCTTAAACTCAAACTTCATTTCTTGTGTAGCGGGTATATAATTACAACGCTCTACATGGGTATGTGGGTCCCTCCTAGGGAGCCGCTTACCCACCAAGCATTGTGAGTCCTTAATTGTTCTCTAGGCTTATTGTTACTTACTCCTATCGAATATTATCTTACACGAGGCTTGGGGCTTGAATTATTTGTTCTTTAATAATTCATCTAGGGTATGAGCAAGGCGAATCCTTTACATTGCGACTTTATGTCGCATCTTATACAGAGCAAGGCGATACCTTATCGCAAATTTATGCTTTAGAAGTGAGAATAAATATATAAGGGGTAGTAGCTTATTAGGTTTATTTAGTTTATTTATTTTGTGCGAATTCATCGTAGATGATCTAGCACAGAATAATATTATATAGGTATTAAACAAATAATAACGGACGAAAAAAACCCCAGCAATTTAGCCGGGGGAAAAAATAGTTTTTTATTACGGAGAGTTCCGACTAGTCAATCTCATAGAGGATATTTTCGTTGTCCTCGTCATATAAATAAATTACTTGTTTATCGTTCATGTACATAAAAATGTACCCTGTATCACTCGAGTCGTAAATGTACTCACCCACCCAAGGAAACTTAAAACTTTTATTCAGTTCTTTAACTGCTTTAATATGACACGCCGCTCCTGATAATTCATAAGGGTATGAGATTGTTTTACTAACACCGCTAGAGGTAGTTGCTTTTATTCTTGCACCCCTGCCATTATTTGTTGCTCCTAAATATTTTGTTGTTATTGTTTGCATAATTTCTCTCCGTTGTGGGGAGGTTGCCCTCCCCTGTTAAAGTTATTATCCGTATTTTGTTTCTAGTGATAGATTGTGTGCTTCTTGTGCTAGACGGTTGTATAGTACAACATCTCTATGTAAACAATCTTCCCAATACTCAAATTGTAGTTCAGGCATTTCCCTAATTTCCCAAATTGCATTTGATAATCTTTCATCCCAAACACTAATGTTGCTAGTTAAGATGTAATCAGACATACCAAGTAATTGCTCAGACAATGCGTCTTGACAATGTTTAACCATGTCAGAATTATTTTCTTCGTTATAATCGCTAAGAACAGCTAATTTTGTTTCGATAGTGCTGTTTATATAAGAGATAATTTGTGCTTGTTTTTTAGTTAGTTTTTTCATTTTGTTTCTCCGTTGTTGGGATTTTTTTATATGGTTTTCCCTATGTCCATGAGTACATTATAGATTATATATATACTTTATATACACTCATTTACATAATCAACTAAACAAAACCATAATATAAATAAACCGGTTCATAATATGAACATCAATTTTAAGGTATCCAACTGCCTATTCTACACCCTTTATTTTTAACCTATACAATGCCATCAATAAAATTAGTTCGTTGAATTGGTAGTTTGAAGAAACAAATTTCCCTATTAAGAAACACATAATTTTTTATATCAAACCCTTTTTTGGTGATGGTTTTTTATTAAACCTCTGCAACTACTATTCTTACTAGGGGAAAAACGTCCCTATTCCGTCCATACCTATACTGGTTCGACTGGCTTTTGCATTGCTCTTAAACTTTATGACAGAACTGCAACTTCATAATATGAAACGGTTTATTCACAATATGATTTCTTTTTAAATAATGTTATATACTTTTTATTACTATGCGATAATGTACTTACCTTAAATAAAAAACGGAGTAAATAAAAATGACATACAACGAACTAGCTAATGTTTTAACTAATACACTAGATACATTACACGCTCAAGACCAAGAGCCGGACTTAAACCAATACGGCAAAGACAAAGAGCAGACTTCAATAGAGATTGCTCACAACAATACATTGACTGAACAAATGAGGGCAGACATTGGGGCGAGAGAACCTTACCCAACTACAGAAGAGTTAATGGCATTTGCTAAAGACTATATGAAGACGCAAGAGTTTAAAGATTTCTATACAGAATGGGAGAAAACATTATGAGTTCAACACCACAAGAAGCTAGAGGTATTTACCTAGAAGAGTTAATGTATCAAGTGTTCGACGACTTTACATGCTGTGAAGAATGTGAATGTTGTAAAGAAACTAAAGACCCTTACGGAACTGGTGACTCACCACCATCATACGAATGTACAGGGATTCCAAGCGAGTGTATAGGATTAGAGGAATATTTATAAAAGTAATAACAAGGAGAAATAGAAATGAAAAATTTAGAAACAAATTCCGAACTTGCATTTATCAACGCTATCAATATAGGATTATTTTCTGACATACCAACAGACGATAACTATGCAGGTAACTATATGTATATGCACACCGACGACGGCAGAGATTATTTCAAGGAAACTTTAACAAGAGAATATACTTCTTGTACTACTGGTGAAACATTGCTTGAGTATGAAGAAAGAACATCTACAAAAGAAAAGAAAACATTTAGTTTTTGGTTAGATTGGCACTCATCAATCGAAGAGGTTGAAGCCGAAACTAAAGAAGAAGCAGAACAAATTCTACAAGATAAAGTTTTAAAAGGTTATGAACGATATGTTCCAACAGAGTTTGAGATTCATTATAACGAGGAGAAATAAAAATGAACTGGAGAATTAACAGAACAATTAACTACTGGCTTTGGACTAAAGGGTGGGCAGTCAGGAAACAATACCCTAGGACTCGTAAACAAAACCTGTCTATCCAAAGATTTAAAGTACCACATACAAAGAGGAACTACTTTATATTGGGGGTTGCCTTTGGATTAGTACCATATATAACACACATACAAGGGTGGTTAAGATGATAGAACTAATCATAGTAGGGATTGTTATTTTCTTTTTGATGATGGTGTACTTAACAACACCACCTGAAATAGAAGAGAGCATTATTAATTTTGTAACCAAAGGGAGAAATAGAAATGAATAAGTATATATGTAAGACTTGTGGTTCAGCAGATATTTATTTATCTGTATGGGCAAAACAAGAAGACGGGGTTTTCAATTACATAGCAGTAATTGATGACGGAGATAGTGTTTGTTACTGTAATGATTGCGAAGACACTAGAATATATGAACTTAATGATGATGTGGATAACAACTAATAAAGGAGAACACTATGCCTAACTGGTGTGCAAATGAAGTAAATGTATATGGTTTAGATAAAGATATTAAAGCATTTAAAGAGTTAGTTTATAAAGATGAAGATGATGCCTTTAGTTTTCAAAGAATTAAACCGATACCATTAGATACTACCGACACTTATAGTTGGTGTATAAATAACTGGGGAACTAAATGGGACGCTTGTTCTGTTGACATTCTTCAAGAGGGAGAAGACCATCTAGAATATTATTTCGATACAGCTTGGTCGCCACCTGAAGAGATAGCAAACACACTAAAACAAAGGTTTCCTGAACTAGAGTTTAGTTGGTTCTATAGAGAGGATGGTTGTCAAATAGCGGGGTGGTTATGAAAAACTGGAGCAAAGATGCTACTAAAATATTTAATGGGAAGGTGGTTAGTCATGTTAGATATACCACTGAAAAGGAAACTGATGAGTTAGACTGGGCATGGGAAGCACCGATTATTTTCTTTACTGACGGCACTTACATAATGGCAAGTGCTGATGACGAAGGTAATAATAGTGGTGCTTTTTGGACAAGCGAATCAAAGATGGAAATAATACCAAGAGGAGGTAGGTGATGCATGGTAAATGGACTAAAGAAAATTTCAATCTATACAACGACCAACACCCTGAAGTGTACAAATCTTTTATTATGTTTGCAAAAATAGCAACACAACATAAAAAGTATTATTCAGCAAAAGCAATTTTCCACAGAGTAAGATGGGAAACTATGGTATCGGGTGGGGTAGATTATAAGATTGATGACGGTTGGATTTCACATTATGCTAGAAAGTTTATGCATGATTTCCCTCAACATAACAACTTCTTTGAGATTAGACAAAGGAAGAACACCTATCATGGAGATTAGTATGTGGAGAAAGATACAGTTTGATTTAGGAAACGATGAGCTTAATAACGTAGCTCAAAATAAACTACTTAATCAAGAGAGAGATGAACAATTCCGATTACGTCTGGAGGTTGAGGAAGAAAGAGATATGTTGGCTGATGAGAATAAAAACTTTGCTAGTTTTCTATATAAGAATGGCTTTACTCATCCACAAGTTGAAGACATTGCTTGTTGGGGAATGTGTAGTGCGATAGAAGAAGAGAAAGAATAATGGAAGAACTAATAATAGCAATACTAATACTGTGGGTTGCGTTTAATTTATGGAGGATGGGCTAATGAAAGTATTTACATTAGGTCATCATCAATTAGGCTCTGACCGACAACAACAAAAACATCTTCGTGAGATACACGATAAAAGAAAAAACCCTGAAGACTTAACTAAAACTATAAAAAAAAGAAAAACTAGAGAAGAATATTATAAGAAAAAACATTTGCATATTGTTGCACAAGGAAAAAAACATCGCAAACTTTTATTAAAAGCACTTGCTAATAATGAGATAGATTCCAAATGGATAGAAAATACTAACAACATCTTATCTTCTACGGGTAATCCTTTTATAAAAACAACAGATAAATATTGGGGGAGAATAAATCGAATATACAAAGCCCATAAATTCTCAAAAGAGAAAGAACAAAAAGCGATAGACAAAATAATTAATATATTAAATAACATTAAACAATAAGTATAGAACTGGTGTATAATAAATACATCAAACAACAGGAGAAACATATGTCAACAAAGAGAGAAATATTAAATGCTTTATATCAAGAACACGAGTTAGAGAAAGAAGATATATTTAAACACGACCACTATACTATTATTACTAGAGCCGGTATAGATAAGATACAAGCTAAATCTAATATAAGTTTAGTCTTTGACGTTGTAAATTGTGAGCCACAATACTGTGTAGTTAAAGCAACGGCAAGTCATAATGGCACAACTGTACAAACATTTGGTTCAGCACTTAAAGGTAAGACCTACAAGGACGGTAACTGTAACTCTTGGTATGTAATGGAGATGGCAGAGAAGAGAGCAATGTCAAGGGCTGTTCTTAAACTTACTGGTTACTATCAATTAGGTGTCTTTGGTGAAGATGAGAGTGAGTCATTCAAGAAGTCAACATCACCATCAAAGCAATCTAGTAATAAAGTTTTACGAATGAAAGAGCAACTTGATAAAGCCAAGGCTAGTGGAGATATGGAGTTAGCAACACAAGTATATGAGGAAGCAGAAGATAATAGTCTTATACAAGTGCAAGACTATCACGCTCAATTATTTGGTACATAGATTAACAGGGTTTGTCGCCAATGTTATTCGGTAAGCAGTGTAAGGATTACATTTATCCTTCCTCTCCCTCTACTTATCGTAAGGTTAAGAAAGACACGACTGGTTGCCGTAAGTAACCCTAAACTAATTCGGGGGTAATATGGAAAAAAGCACAAAAAGAAACTTAATAATAAAATCGGGTAATCCTCATTGGTGTTTATGCTATATGAGAGATAACCCTACAGAGGACAACACAGCTTTGTTTGGTTGTATTGTGAAAAGGGGAGAAAGCTATATTGCTCTTGATACATTAAGAAGAATAGAACTTTCTCGTGTGCCTAGAAATTATGAAGCATTAAAGCAGATTAATAAGGCTAACAAAAGATTAACAAATCTTAAAAAAAATAAAAAACAAGGAGTTTATTATGGCAGAATTTGATAACACAAATCGTGGACAAGTTTGGAAAAATGACAAAAGAGAAACAGATTCACACCCACATTTTAGAGGTGATTTAAATGTAGATGGTGTTGAGTATTGGGTAAGTGCTTGGAAGAGAGGAGAAGACGCAAACCCAAAAGCACCTCTGCTGAAATTTTCTATTAAAAGAAAAGAAGATAGTGTTGGTGAGATTAAAACTTCTGAAAGTAAATCTAAAGAAGAAGAAGACTTACCCTTTTAATATTTATGCGTGGTCGTGAAAAAGAAGTCCAAGAGCAAACAGAGAATGATGTTCTTGGAGCTTTCTTGTTAAACAATAATTGTTGTGATGGAATTATTAATGACTTAAGAGAAGAAGATTTTTACTTCACACGCAACAAACAAATATATAAAGACATTCTAAAAAACAGTACACGCATAGGTACATTTTGGGCTGGTGATTTATTACCTAACAAAGACATCTTGTATTTAATGGTGGATTGTATTACAGCAAATCTTAAAATAAAAGTCCTATGGTTAGTAGAGCAGTCTGTTAGTCGTAGGATAGGGAGATGATTATGAAGAAACCCCTCATAAACAACATTGAATTAATAGAGGCACTTATAAACAAAACAGAATTTACTTGCGACAACTTTACTGGTGCGTCTGTAATACAGACTATAACAAATAATAGAACCATCATCAAGTATAAAGTTAGTTTGTATTTTGGTTATGTAGACAAGAAACCTATAACAAGAATTATTGAAATAGATAGAGATGTATTCCTAGTCTTGCCATCAGCAATAGATGAGTACATCAAACAGTTAGAAAATCCTAGTAATAACAATGTGTTAAGTATAAGTAACCTCATAGGTAACATTACCCCTAATGTTACTAGTAATGTTCCCCCTACTAATACTAATATACTTACTACTAATACTTTATTCGACAAGTTTTGGGAGCAATACCCAAACAAAGTTAATAAAAAGAAAGCATCTATATCGTTTAACAATCTTACAAAGACACAACAACATTCAGCAGTTAATGATATAGAAACTAGATTTAAAGATACAGATAAAAAATACATACCACACCCAACAACATACATTAATGGTGAGAGATGGGAAGATGAGAAACCGACAAACACAACCAAGAAAATATGGATGAATGGGATATGACACAAGGAGAAATCAACGCTAACTGTGTACGATTAGATACTAAAGACACACAAGCAAAGCTAAAAGAATACGCTTTGTCATTGACTGAAGACCAAAGAATAAAAGCTAGGTCACACATTCTAACCTATCGTAAGGTAGGAGAGTATAGAACTAATAAAATAAAACAAAGGTAAAACTATGAACATAATAAAAGACGAAGACTTTAGAGATTATATTGCTCAAACACAAAGACAAAGCATAAGACCAGCCTCGGATTTTGTAGACGAGGCTATGGATATGTTAGAGAATGGAATATCTAACGTAGGTGATACCTTACCTTGGATTAAAACGCACGATACTTTTAGGTTTAGAGAGGGGGAATTAACAATATGGGCTGGTGTAAACGGTAATGGTAAGTCTTTAGTTATGGGACAGACAGCTCTTTGGCTGATAAAACATACATCAGTATTGATAGCATCAATGGAGATGAGTCCTAAACAAACAATAGCAAGGATGCTCCGACAGGGTTATGGTGGCTCAAAACCCGACCAAGAGTTTGCTGAAATATTTAAAGATAGAACTGATTTTAACCTGTGGGTGTATGACCAAACAGGCTCAATAGAGTCAGACAAAATTATAGGCATGATACATTGGGCTGCTGAAAAGAAGGGTATCAAACATATTATGATAGACTCTCTTGTTAAGTGTGGTGTTAATCAAGATAATAACGAAGCACAAAAAAGATTTGTAGATGCGTTATGTTGGACAGCTAAACATTATAAGGTTCATATTCATTTAGTTAATCACATGAGAAAACCACATGGAGAAGCAAAGAACTATACACCTGACAAATTCTCAATCAAAGGTGCGGGAGAAATAACAGACCTTGCTGATAATGTTTTAATTGTTCATAGAAATGCAGAGAAATACGATGCTGTTATCAACAACGAGCCTTGTGATTCAGAAGACCCAGACGGCTTTATCTATTGTTTAAAGCAACGTAATGGAGAGTGGGAAGGGTTATATAACTTTTGGTGGAACCCAGACGCACAACAGTGGGTTCCTGAACAAGATACTGCTAAAATGATATGGTATGATTATTAGTGTATAATAATGATAATGAAAATGCACACAGATAAACAATGTAAAGAGAAACTAGAAGGGATTAAAACTCTTTTGGAAAGCACACAAACTATGGTGAATGAATTGATTTATGAATTTAAAGATGAGCCAATAAATCCATCTACTGATAATCATTATGAAAAACTAAAAGAATATACAGACAAATTATATGGAGGAGTCCCGCCAGAGTGATTATGAAAAGAACTTTTTATGTAAACCCTGTTCCAGCATCAAGACCAAGAGTAACAAGATGGTCAACCTACTACCCAAAGAAATATACTGAATTTAGAAAAGACATGGAGATGGCTTTAACTAATGTTAATTTCAAACCTATAGAAAGCCTTGTCTATGCCAAGTTAGACTTCTACATTAACATACCAAAATCATGGTCGAAGAAGAAGAAGTGTGATAAAATAAATAAGCTATGTGATAATAATGCAGATTTAGATAATTATTGCAAGGCCATTCTAGACTCACTTAACAACGTTTATTACATAGATGACAGGCAAGTAGCCATGATTAAAGCTAGAATGTTTTGGTCAAATGAGCCACGAATTGAATGTGAGCTTAAAGCAATATCAGGGGATTTTAATGACAAAGAAGGAGATGTGTATTGATTTATCGGAAGATTATGCCGATAGGGCAAGTAAAGACAGCAAGGCTTACAACTATGCTTACGAGCATTACATGGGTAGATGTATGACGAGAGAATATAAAACCGTAGAAAGCCATTGGAACCTAGAGTTTCAGTTTAAATCTTTTAACCAAGTAGTAAACTTTATATAAGACTTTATAGTGTATAATATAGGTACTTCCATTAAGAGTACCTATATGAAAAAAGACATACAACAGATTAATATAAAAATTGATAAAAGTGATTTAGCTTTTTTAGATGCTAAAGCAAAACGATACGGTATATCCCGTTCAGCAATGCTAAAGTATTTTGGATTGAACGCAGAGTTTGATACAAAAATGCAAGAACAATTAAGAAGTCCTAATACTTAAAACTCCCACTTTGTTCTGTCATGTTTAATTCCTTTGCTTAACCCAACTAGGTCTAGAACCCCATAACTTCTCTGCTTCTTTCCCACCTTTTTCTGTCTTCCAGTAGGGTGACTTTGAGTTAACTGTCCAGAAATTAGTTCCTTCTTGTTTGTGCCACCCCGGCTTTTCTTCTTTCTCTTCTTGTGCTGGTTCTACACGCCTATTTTCAGGTGGATTATATTCACTCTCGTCTATACTTTCTATATCATCTATACTTTCTATCTCATTTTCTTTAGTAGGCCCTTTT